ATGGTGGATGTTGGGAATCTTACACCTCTTATCAATATAATTTAAACTGTAATTAATATGAAAGAACCAATTATCACACTAGACAATGAGATACATGATAGACATGAGCTCACACAAAAAGCAATAGAAGATAGTTTTTATTATGGCTACTTAGCAAAAGCTTGTTTATCAAGTAGTGCAATAAGTCAACTACTTAAATCGCCATTAGAATATTTAAACAACATAAACTTACCTACTGAATCTGATGCACTTGCACAAGGTTATTTATTCCACGCAAGTATATTAGAAGAGGATAAATTTAATGAGTGTTTGTTTTTAGATGTAAAGACAAAGGCAAATAAAGAATATAAATTAGCTAAAGCTGAAAGGTGGGATGTCTTTACTGTTAAAGACAGAGACAAAGCATTAAGATTAAGAGATAGATTTTATAATTGTAAACCTGCAAGTGAGCTTATAGAGAACAGTAAGTTTGAAGTGCCTATGGTAAACAATTTAATGGATTATCCATTTAGAGGTAAAGCAGATGTTTTAGGAGAACATTTGATAGATTTAAAGACAACTCAGATTTGTTCGGCATTTAGATATAGTGCCAATAAATATAATTATGATAGTCAGTGTTACATTTATTGTAATCTGTTTGGCAAAAGCTACAAAGATTTTAAGTATATTGTAATAGATAAATCACCAACAAATGAAATAGGTATTTTTAATGTCAGCGAAAATTTCTATTTTAGTGGTGAGCAAAAAGTTGAGTATGCAATTAAAGTATATGAAAACTATATTAAGAATGAATTTGATTTAGAAAACTACTTAGTAGAAGACACTTTGTAAATGGAAGAACAGTATTTAGATTATTTAGATTGTTATGAAGACACTCTACTTTGTCTAAAAAAAAGAGTAATAACAGAAAAAGAAATACCATTATTAATCGAACAGTATGAGAATGAAGAGCACTATGAATGTTGTGGTGCAATATTACACGCTTTAGAGGATTACAAGATTCAACAAAATTATTTATAAGAATGATAACACAAAAAGAAATAGCAGACGAACTAAGTAGAATATCTAAGGTAGATGTATTTAGAATAACAAGAAGGAGAGAAAATGTTGAAGTAAGGTCTTTATTGAATCATGTACTATACAACTATAAAAAAATGCCATTAAGCAAGATAACTAAGTTTTATAATAATAATGGTTGGAATATAAATCATGCAACTATTATACATTCTCTTAGAACATTTGATTTGCATAAAAAGTATAATCCTAGTTTATTAATTTGGTTAGAACACATAGTTGACAATATAAATAAAATGGATAACTTTATTAAAAGAGAATATATTAGAGCTAAAATAAACAACTTAGATAATAAAGACATTGATGAATTAACAATGGTTATTAGTAATATGCCAGAGAGAGAACTACAATTAAAAAAAAAGAAATACATTACAAGGAAATATGAAAAACAATTATAGAAAGCAATTACAAAAGGAAGCACCAAACCTTTACAAGAGTTATGAGGCAATAGTTGAAGAGCAGTTTGAATTGTTTGCCAAGAAGCAATTAGATTATGGCATTAGTAATATAAGTACTGGTGCAAACCTAGAAACCAAAGAAGGCAAAGACTTTGCATTAAATGGTTTATGGTTTAGAATGAATGATAAAATAAGTAGATGGAAAAATCTAATAATTAAGAATCGTAAAGGCAATAATGAAACCTTGTTAGATACATATCAGGACTTAGGCAATTACTCTATTATATGCCAACTAATTAATAAAGGTTTATGGAAGGAGTAGATAATGAAAACAAAAAGAAAAAAGACGGAAGAGCAAACAACGGTGCTTTAAAAGGTGTTTACAGAGGTCAAGGACGACCACCAAAGGCAAGAGAAAAGAAGCTAGGTAACTATGCTTTAGGTGCTATGAAAAAAGTGTTTGGTAGTGAAGAGAAAGCTTGGCTTGAACTAGCTAAGCAATCTAAAGATAGCTTTCCACACATGAGATTACTTTGGGAATATAAGTATGGCAAACCAAAAGAATTAAAAGAACTTAATGTTAAAACAGAAGTTAACATACCAATCATTAACTTTGCTGATAAAGAAAAAACTATTGACATTGAATCAGAAGATGTAAAAGATGAGGACAGTAAATCTAATTAGTGGTGGCAAAACATCTGCATATATTTCTGCTAATTATGAATCAGATTATAATGTTTTTGCTTTAGTTAGGATAGAGGATAATAAATCTAAATTTAAAGATGAAAAAGTAAGAAGAGAAATAGAAGACAGAATACAAATGCCTTTTATTGCAACTGCTGAAGATGACACCATAATTTATACTATATTAGATTTAGAACAATTTATTGGTAAAAAAATTGATTGGGTAAGTGGCAAAACATTTGATAAAGTATTAGATACTGCTGGCACATTACCTGACCCACTTAGAAGATATTGCACAACACAAATGAAATTAGAACCTATATTTGAATGGTGGAGAAAAAAGATTAAAGAACCTGCTGAATTTAGATTAGGGTTTAGAGCAAATGAACAAGCTAGAGCTAAAAGAACACTAGAAAAAACAAATGAAAATGGTTGTTTAGAAATGAAAGCAATAGTTGGTAAAAGAAAAACTAGAAACAAATGGGGGATAATTGAATGGCAAAAGCCAGTTTTCCCTTTGATAAAAGACAATATATATAAAGATTTTATTGAGCAATATTGGAAAAATAAACCTGTTAGATTTGCTTGGATGAATAATTGTGTTGGTTGTTTTCATAAACATCCATTACTTATAAAGAAAATGCACAATAAACATCCTGATAAAATAGAATGGTTTGCCTCTAAAGAAAAAATAAAACATAAAAAAGACGTTTGGTATAAAGCAAAAAACTTATCTTTCAACCAAATAATAAAATGGAATAATCAAACAGAATTATTTGATGATGATTTTAATGAATGTGACTCTGGTTATTGTGGAATATGAAAAAACTAAATCTTAATCCTAAATATCAAACTCTATTTAATTCTAAAAGTCGTTACTTTGTAATAACTGGTGGAAGGGGAAGCGGTAAATCATTTGCCACAAACACATTCTTGGTGTTACTTACATACGAAAAAGGACATAGAATATTATTTACTCGTTATACAATGACTTCAGCGGGTATGTCTATTATCCCTGAGTTTATAGAGAAGCTTGAATTGATGGGAATACTTGACCAGTTCACTGTAACTAAAACAGAAATCATTAATAATTTAACAGGCAGTTCAATATACTTTAGTGGTATTAGAACATCGAGTGGAGACCAAACCGCAAAGCTTAAATCTATTCAAGGTGTAAGTTCATTTGTATTAGATGAAGCAGAAGAGTTAACAGACGAAGAGAGTTTTGATAAGATTGATTTTAGTATTAGAGCAAAGAATGTAAAGAATAGATGTATATTAATTCTAAACCCTACCACAAAAGAGAACTGGATATACCAAAGGTTCTTTCAAAATAGAGGAGTTCCTGATGGATTTAATGGCACAAAAGAAAACATTACTTACATTCACACCACTTACTTAGATAATCTTGACCACTTGTCAGAATCCTTTGTGAATCAAATAGAGGATATGAAAGTGAGAAGACCTCTTAAATATAAGCATCAAATAATGGGTGGTTGGTTACAAAGAGCAGAAGGAGTTATCTTTACTCATTGGAATATAGATAAATTCAATACGGAAATAGATTCAATATTCGGTTTAGACTTTGGATTCTCTGTTGACCCCTCAGCTTTAATAGAAGGTGCTATTGACAAAACTAGAAAAATTATTTGGTTTAAAGAACATTTATATAAAAAAGGTTTGACTACCTCACAGATTTATGATGGTTGTATTAGAAAGGCAGGTAAGAATTTAATTGTGGCTGATAATAGTGAGCCTAGATTAATCAATGAGTTAAAAACAAAAGGATTAAACATTGTGCCTACAATAAAAAAGAAAGGTAGCATCTTGTCAGGAATTGCATTAATGCAAGATTATCAAATTGTAATTGATGGCAATTCAATAAATCTAATTCGTGAATTTAATAATTATTCTTGGAAGCTTACAGGTTCTATTCCTCAAGATAATTTCAATCACGGAATAGACTCTTGTCGTTATCTTTGTCAGTACCTACTTACTAGGTCTGTACCTCATGGCAATTACTTTATTAGGTAAATTGTTACATTTGTAACAAAAAATATTTAATTTGTTATATTTCTACATTTATTTGTCAGTTGGAGAATTAATTACTATATTGAACACAGTTCATTGAAATATTGTTTAACCCATAAAATTGAAAACATGGAAAAATTAAAACTAGAGAAAGTTAACTCTAAAAAACAACTAGAAGCTCAAGGTTATTTTAAAATAGATTTAAACAAAGGAGTTTGGGATTTTTGTTGGGGGAAGTATGTTATAACTAGCACCAGACAAAACGAAAGTTCAGTTCTTTATTTTGGTGGTGACATTTTATCACAAACCCCAGTTCAGTCGATAAAAGAAGCTTTGTATTTATACAATACCTATCATTATCGATATTCAGAACATTATCTATAAGAAGTAG